CCGCCGACGTCTTCGTATTTGCATCACGCACGGAAACCCAGGGGCTAGTCCTACTGGAAGCGATGGCACTCGGCGCACCGGTGGTTTCCACCGCCATGATGGGCACACTGGATGTATTAAAAGAGGGAGAAGGCTGCCTGATCGCCGAAGATAACCATGACGACTTCGCCGCCAAAGTTAACCGGCTATTAAGCGATAAAGCTCTGCGCCAACAGCTCGCCGAAAGCGCTCCAGCTTATGCTGCTAGTTGGCATGAGGATGCCAAGAGTGCGGAGCTAGTGAGTCTTTACCGACAGCTTGTGACGGAGCGTTTGGTGATGGCGAGAAAGTAAGTGCGGAAAACTGCGTTGACACTTTGTGGACACATTCAAGTATTTCGGGAGAGAAAATCACAAATTGCAGACATAAAAAAAGGCGCCTAAGCGCCTGATTTTTAATGTTTGGTGCCGGTAGCCAGACTCGAACTGGCACACCCGTAAAGGCGGCGGATTTTGAAGCCTTAGGGAACCTGCTCGCTACGACTCACTGTATTGATTTTAAAGGAATTTAAACTTTAAAAATGCTCGTTTTGGCTCGTTAAAGCCAATTAATGTTGTCGCAATGTGGACATGATCGTGCCTGCGCCCCAGCGTTATACCCACTTAAATATTGATTTCGGTCTTTCTACAGTCCACCATAGTGATAGACCAAGAAACTTGGCATTGTTAAAAACTATAAAAAAGATAATTTTTATCAAAAAAAACTATCGGAGGTGATCTATGTTTATTTTTGGTTCTAAACATAAAGAACATATTATGCGTTCTCATGAGCCATCCTCGAAGGCGAATTTTAATAATGCTAAAATTGATAGTGATGGCACAGTCTCTTTTGACATTAAAGTAATTAAGAAAAGCTTGCCTAAAAAAGAAAAGGAAGCTTCTGCCAAGTTTTTCTCACGCAATAAACAAATGGCTTGATAAAACATGATAGCAATATTGTTGATTCCGATTCTAATATGCGGAATCACAATATTAAAAGGTCATCCTTATGAAAGCTTAAAATTAGGCGCATATAAAGGATGGCCTATATATCTTTATGCCGTAAAATATGGAACTTTAGCATTTTTCACAACTTACATATTTGCTGATGTGTTAATTCCCTTTTATTTCGAAACATTACATGGGAATAACACAAATCTCACTGAACTAAAATTAGAATCTTTCTTATCGCCAATCTCAATTGAAAATAAAGATAAAAGCTTAATAAGCATTATCTCCGTGTTTCTTTATAACTTAAATAATGGGGAAAACATAACTTCAATTTATTCCTTAGACAAACAGTCTATTTTTTCGTTTAAGCTTTTCTCACTTTCAGTTTTAAGTATTTTTGCATCAATCACTTCAGTTGAAATCCCTAAATTTACAAAGTTCTTTATATCAAAAATCATACCTGGAATAAGGCCTTTATTATATAATAATTCTGAGCAGAAAATTTCTGATGTATATAAAGAAAAAAGCCCATCTGATTTTATTCTTCTTCAAATAGCAAATAAATTTGTAAATCAAGCAAATTATTCTTTATACGTAACTGAAGAAACAGAACATTATGAGAAAAAAAATACATTTCAAAAAGACGTTAACACATTAAGAAAAAAAGCTAAAACATACTCTTTAATGAACAAATTAATAAATTTAATTAAAAAAACTTATAACTCATTTTGCACCAATGAAACGGCTCAACTTAAGCTTATTGAGCCAAAATTCACTGAAGCGGTGACAATGTATGCCTATCTAGAAGCGGAAGAGAAAAAAGCATATGAAGCGTTTAAAAATTACTTATTATATGAGGCTGATGAGAGGACATATGCACTTATCACTTTAAATTCTAGAAAAATTTATATTGGTGTTCCAATATCTACAGGGAAACCTGACGAAGAAGGTATTGAAAATAAAGAAATATTAATACTCCCTTCTTTCTCTGGCTTTAGAGATGAAAAAAAGCTATTAATTGAAATTACAAACAAATATATAATTAACCATGCGGATCATACACATACTGACTTAATAGCTATTCCAAAGGCACAAATCAACACTGTGAGTGCTTTCTCACTTTCTATGCATAAAATTGTAGAAAAAAACATGTCAAAGGAAAAGAGCTCTTACTTTATCAAATACTATGTAAATAAGAGCTAAATTAATTCTTTAGCTTCGCCCCTTATCCACAGTGCCTTCCCCCTGAATACCACCTATCCACAACCCTTTGTGCTAGTTGGTACCCGTCCCTGTTTGCTTCAACGTACGGCGCGCCCTCTCTATCTCGGGGCTTACTTGTCCGCACACTTCATCTACCTGATCCGTCATTAACCAAAGTGTGTATTTGGGCCACTGCTTACAAATAGCTTGCAGCATTTCCCCTTTTGGCGCTCTTCCAGCCTGTTCAATGCTTTCAACAGTTTTTTTATTGAAACCAATAAGTTGCGCAAATTCAGCGCGGCCAGATGTTTCGACCTCGCGTATTTCTCGCATTTTTTGGGCTAGATCACTGGACATATACCAACTTCTTCGTACACTAAGTTCGTAGGCTACCAATTAATTGGTACACCCGCTCAGCAATATTACTGCATTACTGCAATTGCTGATTTGAAGATACCACAACATGCCACAGCGAGCAGGTACAGCATGGAAACGAGCAACACGCCCCACGTCCCCGCACCTCAGGTGCCCGTCATGACGATAGAGCGTTTCTCCGAGCTAACTGGCCTTACCCCCGACACCGTGCGGGGCCAGCTTAACCAGGGGAATCTCCCGCTTATCAAAGTGGGTCGTCGTCGTCTCGTTAATGTCGCGCTCTTTACCGCTGAGTGCCTGCAATCGGAGGACTGGAACTAATGACCCCTCTAGCCCCTCTCGCCACGCTGGCGACACCCTGCACGCTGCTGGAGACCGATGGCCTCACCATCGCGACGCAAAAGCTCTTACTCGACGGAGAAAGCGTCCCTAGTGGCGTGGTACTGCATCATCACATTGTTACCGCTGGCGGCTTCTTCTTCATCGACGTACCTGCCGCGCACATGCTCGCTCTCGACCTGGATGACGCCACCATCACCCGTATAACCGATATCGACCACGGCGAGCGTTACGGGATCTCTTTCAAGCATTACCACCAAGCCCTGGCCTACCTCGCCAAGCACTACGGCCTCGCCCAGGCCACCGACCGCGCCCCTGCACCTGCCGACCCTTCCCCTCGTTCCTCGGTGATTGTGGTACCGGCGCATCTATCCACACCCCCACGGCTAACGCGTCGCCCTTTATCCACAACGGCCTTTAGCCCTTTCGGAGTTATGCACATGAGTAAAAAACAGCCGATCCGCGTCTTTCTCGATCCGGAAACCCACAGCCGCCACCTCATTCAGGCGGGCACCAACGGCCTGACCTCCTCGGCCCTGTCGGAGCGCCTGATTGAATACGGCCTAGCGCAACTGGAGAGCGGCGACAAAGCACCGCTGGAAGCCCTTTCCCGTGCCGCCTCCCCCGCTCCCCACGGCACTGAGGCCTGATCCTTATGTCCCCTGCCCGTCATCCGTCGCCCTTCGGTCGCACGGCGTACTTAGCCCGCCCCGGCGCGGCTGTCACACCCGAGGCACGAGCGGTTGACAGCCGTGCCGGGGTGGGCTGCCGTGCAGAAAGACCGAAGGGCCACGGAGGGCGGGCTGGGACCCCCTGCCTCGATTCCCGAGCTCTGAGGGAGCGGGGCCAGCGGTGCCTCCACGGCAGGGACTATGCACGCGCCGCCACCTACTACGCACAGGCCGAATACCTGGCACTAGTACAAAGCGGCGTAACACCCGAAACCACTGAGCTATCCATTCTCGCGGACTTCTGCCTAACCCAAGCCGCCAGAACCCAACGCTAACGAAAAGGAAACATCACCATGATCAACACCATTCAAGCCCACGTAATCGGTGCATCACGCTACAAGATGGATAACGGCGTCCAGGGCGCCAAGATTTCCATCATGCAGGCCGCCTCAGCCGAAAACGAGAACGCGCTCGGTAATCAGGTCAGCGTCATGACCGCGCCCTATGAGATTTTCGACCAGCTCCATTCCGCCGCCCCGCACATGCCCTGTGCCATGGAACTGGATATCGAACTCCGCACCTCTTCTGCGGCTGCCGGTGGCAAAACCGTGCTTCACGTACTCGCCGCCCGTCGACCCAACGCCACCGGTAGCCAGCCACAAGCGGCTACTAACAGCGATAAAAAATAGGATTCTGAGCCATGGACACTTCTGAACTCTCCGGTCTGTGGCTCCTGGTTTATTGCGTCGGTCTCGTCCTCGCTTTCGGGATCGGCGCGGTAAGTGGGGGCCAACGATGAACGATCCCAGCCTGACGTTTGTTGTTGGTTCTCTTTTCACGTCCTACGCCCTCGGTTGGGCTTTCGGACACATCGTCGTCATCACTAAGAAATTTATGGAGTCAGTCTAATGATCATGAAAGCACTCTTCCAAAACGCAAAAAACGCCGTTCAGTCCACACAAGCCAAGGTCGCGGGCGGTACGGCTCTGATCATGGGTTCGGCAGCCGCTCACGCCCAGGAAGCCACCGGTGCCGCGGCGGCCTTCGATGAAGTCTCCGCCTCGGGTGCTGAAATGGCCGGTTACGCGTGGCCTGTCGTTGCATCCATCACCGCCGCGTTAATCGGCATCAAGCTGTTTAAGAAGTTTGCTAACCGCGCTTCTTAATACCGCTAAGCAAGGGACAACCAAGGGGCGGAAACGCCCCTTTTTATATCGAGAGGGGAACATGATTAAAAAAGCCGTTTTAACTTTAACGATAGCGCCTTTTTTAATGGTGTTTTCTAGTCCTACTTATGCGGCCGACGCGGATTCTGTTGTTTCCAGTTGGTGCATGACATTTTTTTCTGAAAAACAATCTGAGGCCTCAGACTTTTGGTCTCCTTTAACTGTTCATTTAAGTTATTTGGGTAGGGATCGTTTTCAGTGTGCCTTGGGCGGCAAGCCTGATCCGCGACCTGGCGGTTACGGTGGAAGCACTATTACTGTTTCCGGTGTTTCTCAGGAATATATTGCTTGCCTTGACACCAATGATAAATGTTTACCTATTAAAACAGATGAACAGTGTCAGACTGAAAATTCAGGCACTTATTCTGGGTCGGCTTCTGCGGCTAATTATCTTTCTGCTGGTGGTTCAGTTAAAACGGCAGGCGGTGCGTGTTCTGTTTCCGGTACCGGTGGTGTTGTGGCTTGTGGGGGTACTGACGACAACGTTACTTGCTCTGTACCTATCGAGGCTTCGTCTACCGGTGTATTTGGTGAATATGCCGACGGTGAGTACATTGAATCGCTAGGCGATGGAGGTACGTTCTCCGTTGTTGACTTTAATACCCCTGAGTATCTAAACGAACTCCCGGGCGGCTGCTCTGACTCGTCTAGTTGCGTCACCATTGGCGATAAATCTTATCTAGTTGATTGGGAGTCCGCCCCCGATTACTTCTCCTATGTCGACGCCAATGGAACCACGCATTCCAAACCGTCTTCCGGTGGCGGCGGTGGTGACGATGGCGGTAGTGATAACGGTGGCGGTGGCCCAACCGACCCGACAGACCCCACCGATCCCAGTGACCCAGGCGGTGACAATGGCGGTGATACAGGGGGTGATAACGGCGGCGGGGATGATTCTGACGATGACAACGACAATGGGGGCTCCGGTGGCGGTTCAACCGTACCGGATTTTGAGTTTGATGAATCCGGCATTATTGAAGCCATCCGTTCGTCTGGCCAATCAAACCGTAATTCTATCGATGCCCTCTCCAACGACGTTACCCGTGAGATTAACGACCAGACTAGCGAACTGAACGCGGCCACTTCTGCACAAACAGAATCGCTGAACACCACCATCAACGACCAAACCGCTGAGCTTGTCACCCAGGGCGACCGCCAGACCGGCAGGGTCACGACCGCGATCACCTCACAAACGCAATCCATTCAAAACACCCTTGATGGCCAAACGAACAGCTTGAACAGCACGCTTAAAGGCCTCGAAAAGTCCCTGGTCGATGCGTTTAAAAACATCACCATTCGCTTTTCTGGTGGCGGTGGCGGCGGTTCTTCCGGTGGCTCTGACGGTGAAGGTGATGGTGATGGTGAAGGAGAAGGTGAGGGAGACGGCATTGATGGCTTGTTTGATAGCTTGGTCGACAAACTCGCCTCCCGCTTTACCGAAGACCTTGGTGACGGTAACGATCTGTTCGACTCATCTGTCCTGGATGAAACCCTGGACGGTGTGGCCACCCAAGAGCAGGAATACACCGGCGAAGTGAACGCCCTCATGGATGAGATCGGTGAGGGTGATACCTCCGGTATTGCCGATCAAATCACCTCCCGCCTTCCCTCGCTCCCCTCCGGTGGCTGCAACCCGCTCCAGTTCGGCCCCATGGAAATCTCCTGCCAAGCGTTTAACACCATCAAGCTCTGGCTGACCTGGATCATCTATTTCTGGACGGTCGTCAGCATCGTCGACACCTTCTTTCGCTCTAATCAGAGGACGGCATAAATGGCACTTCCTGCACTGCTCGGCATGGGCGCAATCATCAGTTTTTTTACGCGCATCGTGGAATGGTTTGTTACCCGCATTGCGTCCCGCTTTACCAGCCGGTTAGCGGGCATGCTGGTATGGACAACGCTCTATATCACGCTCCTGGTGGCTCTCGCGTCTACCTTCGCGCTGATCATCAACGGGATCAACGCCTCCCTCCCTGCTGAACTCGCTAACGGCATGGGCGCGGTGAAGCCTAACAACCTAGAAGCCTGTATTGCTGCCATCTACAGCAGCAAAGTGGCCATGTGGGTCTTCCAGCAGAAGAAACAGTTGATCGACTGGGAGCAAGGGAGGCCCGTTCTTTAATGGCCGTTTACGTCGTCACCGGCAAATTGGGCGCCGGTAAAACCCTGGTTGCCGTGGGGAAGATCAAGGACAAGCTGACCCAGGGGTGCAAGGTGGCCACCAACCTGGATTTGAACCTGGATAAGCTCATTGGTGAACACGCCAAGCTGACCCGCTGCTACCGCATCCCTGATAAACCCGTCCTGGCTGACCTGGAGTCTATCGGTACCGGTACCGACGAGTACGACGAACACAAAAACGGCTTACTGGTACTCGATGAATGTGGCACCTGGTTTAACGCCCGCTCCTGGAACGATAAAAGCCGCCAAGACGTCATCAACTGGTTTCTCCATGCCCGAAAACTCGGCTGGGATATCATTTTTCTGATTCAAGACTTGTCGATCATGGACAAGCAAGCCCGCGTCGCCCTCGCGGAACACGTGGTCTATTGCCGTCGCCTGGACCGTGTCTCCGTGCCCTTCATCGGCGCGCTTTACTCGATGTTCATGGGCTCCAAGATGCCTATGCCTAAGGTCCATCTAGGCATCGTTAAATACGGCGACTCCCCGCAAAGCCTCACCGTCGAACGCTGGACCTACACCGGCCGCGCCCTCTATCCCGCGTACGACACCAAACAAGCCTTCTCCGACCACTACCCCCACGGTACGTATTCCGTGCTGCCGCCCTGGCTCACTCACGGCCGTTTACGGGTACCCCGTGACGCGAGGTTTTACATGAAAATGACCCGTATCTACTGGAAACGCTTTAACCGCCCGTTTCTCTCCCTGGCCTCCTTTGCGCTGGGCTGCTTTATCACCCTGTCGGTACTCGTCGCCGACCGCGTGAACGCACGATCACAAGACAATACCCCCGCTGCACCGCTAGAACTGCCCGACCTCAGCACCACCCGTATCGCCAGCTTTAGCCAGTTTGGCGACCACACCACTTACCGCCTCATTGATAGCGACCGCCAGTCCCTCACCACCGACGATCTCGCCCGCCAAGGCTTCGCCATCGTCCCTGTGAGCGCCTGTCTCGTCCGCGTAGAAAATGGAGTTACCCATGCTGAAATTCGCTGTTAAAACTGCCGCATCGTTCGCCCTGGCCACGTGTATCGCCACCGGCGCCCATGCTACCCCGATCCAAATGCAAGACACCGATATCCGCGATTTTGTGCGCTGGTACGTCGAGCAAACCGATACCCCATTGGCCATTCACCCCACCGCGACCGGTACCCTCACGGTATACGCCCCCGATGTGCCAGATCACCAGTTGGATGAATTCTTTCAAGGCGTGTTGAGTTCGCACGGTTACACCATCCTCCCAGGCAACCCCCCGACCGTTGCTCCGGCCACGCAAGCGCCCAGCACCCAGACACAATCGATCGCCCCGACCGATCCCGCCGCCGCGATCGCCAACGCCCCGACGTTAACACCACCAACAGAACCCCAGGCCACGCACCTGTTTTCGTTTGATAACGTCCGCGCTGACGATATTGCGCCATTGATCACTAGCTTTCTGACCCAAAACGCCCAGGAAGGCAGCACTCTGCCCCGTGTGCAGGTACTCCAAGCCTCCAATGCCATTCTGGCCAAGGGCCCCGAAAAGCAGCTTGAACAGCTTCAACAATTCATTCCCCAGGTCGACGTCGCCCACCCCCAACTGCTCATTCAAGCGGTCATCTTTGAAACCACCAACGGCGACACGCTAGATCTCGGCGTCTCGCTCGGTCGCGCCTCCGGATCAACGGTCGCCGGTGGCTTTAATACCGCCAATCTAGGCACGTCGCTAGCTGCCGCCGGTGGTACCTTCGGGATCTTCGACGGGGATATACTCGCGTTTGCGATCAATGCTTTACAGCGTGACTCAAGCTCTAACGTATTATCCACACCGCAAATTCTTACCCTCTCCGGTAAGCGTGGCACGATCTCCATCGGTCAGAATGTGCCGTTCGTCACAGGTCGCGTCACCGGCGAATCAGCGGACGTTACCAGCCCCTTTCAGACCATCGAGCGCCGTGATGTGGGTATACGCCTGAACGTGTTGCCGGTCGTCACCGCCTCCGGCTTGGTGATCATGGATATCACTACCTCCGCCGATTCACTCACGGATTCGCTACTGGCATCCGACATCATCACCAACCAACGCCAAATCAACACCACCGTTCAGATACGTTCCGGCCAAACCCTGCTGTTAGGCGGCCTCTCGTCACAGGATGACCGTTCCCAGGTCTCCGGCGTTCCAGGCCTCTCCAGCGTCCCTGTTGCCGGTCGCTTATTCCAAAACGAATCCACCTCCACCCAGCGTACCAACTTGCATGTCCTGCTCCAGGCCACCGTGCTGCCCCGTTACGACGCTACCCAAACCGCCGCCACCCACGATCAAAACGGCTCGCTAACAGCCAATCTCGTGGCGATGAACTGGCGGCAAGCGGTCGAGACCATCCCTGTAACACGTCTCGCAGAATAACAACGAAACCCGTTAAAGCAGCTCATTACAGCTCACACCAACATTTTAAAAAGTTAAGGGAATAGGTCATGGAGCGTTGGAATCGTTATTCGATTGCCTCACTGGAGCGAGGCGAACAAGACCCGTTTGGAAAGCTCTTGATCAGCTCCGCTGGTCAACGTGAGCTGGACGATATCCGCCTACTGAACGCAGGCGTGGACACGGTGAGGCAGCTCTACCAGGGCAAGCCTTGCCTCTACCAGTTTGATGAGATCATCAGCGTCTATAACGAAGGCATAGGGGCCACCATGGAGCTTTTTGACGTCACATGGTCAGTCGGTGCCGGCGCAGCCGGTTCAGGCTTTCGCTACCGTCTCCAGAACAATGAACTAGGCGTTATCGTGTTCTTTCAGGCACGGCACACCAAGTTAGAGAACATCGGTACCCACCTGAAAATCGAGCTCTCCCCGCATTTCATCCAGGAGCGAAGCCCACAGCAGTGCCAAGACTTCATGTACAACATTGCGGCTCACATGCTCGCCTACGTAGAACCGGTTGGCTGTGCTATCCACCTCGCCTTAGACGTTCAAGGCTGGGAGCCTCCCAAAGACTTCATGCCGCGCTTTGTGACCCGCTCCAAAAAGATCATGCGCATCGATGGCGTGGAAGATCTCGAGTTTGACCACAGCACCATTGCCACCACCTATGGCCGCGGTGAAACCTACATGTTTGGTACCGCTGGGGCGCTTCAATGCTCGATCTACAACAAAACACTGGAAGCCAAACACCGCGACAAAATGCACTTCTGGGAAGGCATCTGGCAACACGCCGTTAAAGACGACCTTAGCGCCGCCTATGACCCTGAGGAAACCGTGTGGCGTATTGAGCTTCGCTTTCATCAATCGGTGCTGCGAGAGTATGCACAAGGCATTCCCTGCAACGTCGACACTGGCGAAGTGCTAGACGACTCCCACGGCTTTAACCGCTTTATTGACGTCGTTCCGCACCTCTCCGGCCTCTGGCGTACCGCCATGCAGTCTTACCGCCTGGATACCCGCCGCAATCTGATAGATCCCGCGTGGCAAGTCATGCAGGAAGACGCCCGCTTCTACTGCCATGAACCTGGCTTCATGTACAAACGCGCCCGTAAAACACCAGGCTTAGGCAATGAAAAGAACGTCACCCTGGCGTTTGGCAACCTTATCAGCATCTACGCACGACAAGGGTTCCGCACCCATGAAGCCGTTCGCTACCTCCAACGCTCCGGCATGTGGGAAGACCTCGCCGAATACTACCGACGCCGAGGGGTCGACTCGGGGCAGTTCAGGCAGATCGTAGAGCAAAAGCTGATAGAGCGACGATTGGTAGGTAAGGCAGCGTAATGTCTATTAAGAAAGTCAAAACCGGCTGGAAAGTGGACATCATGCCGGAAGGCCGATATGGAAAGCGTGTCCGTAAAATACTGCCTACCCAAGCAGCAGCGAAACGCTTTGAAGGCAAAGTGTTGGCCAAGGCAGCCACGGGTGAAAGCTACGTAAGCCCTAAAAGGGATCGTCGCACCTTAAAAGACTTGATCAAGCTCTGGTTTGACTACCATGGCCAATCTCTCAAAGACGGTAAGCGCCGCTATTCACAGCTTAATAACCTAGCCGATATCATGGGCAACCCAACGGCAGCCACGATCACGCCAGTGGACGCCTCAGAGCTGCGTCAAAAACGCCTAGAAGCGGGTATCACACCCAACACGGCCAACCATGATCACGCACACTTAAGAGCGGTATTTAACCAGCTCATACGGCTTGGAGAATGGAACAAGCCTAACCCCTTCGCCAAAATGCAGCCGTTGCGCCTGGACGAAAAAGAGCTCGCCTACCTGACCGATGAAGAGTTACGTCAACTTTTTAACGTACTCGAACACGCCAACAACCCAGACGTGGAATTGATCACACGCCTTTGTCTCGCCACGGGAGCCCGCTGGAGCGAAGCCCAGACGCTAAGAGCGGAAATGTTAAGAAATGGCCGTGTCACCTTCACCGGCACTAAAAACGGCCGCAACCGCACCATACCGCTCAGTGAAGACCTTTATAAATCGATCACCCAGCACGGGCCAAGGATCGGTAGAGTCTTCCGCACCGACGCTTATAAAGCGTTCTCCGCGGCGATCATTGAAGCCGGTATAAGACTCCCCAGGGGGCAAAGAACCCACGTTCTCCGCCACACGTTCGCGAGTCACTTCATGATGAACGGCGGTGATGTTCTCACGCTGCAGAAAATTCTCGGCCATCAGACCATTGCCATGACCATGCGTTATGCACACCTGTCACCCGACCACTTAGCCGATGCTATCAAGTACGCGCCAAAGCTCTGTTGACACTTTGTTGACACTTTCGGAATAGCGCCCAATAAAAAGGGCCTAGCGATGAACGCTAAGCCCTTGATATCTTTGGTGCCGGTAGCCAGACTCGAACTGGCACACCCGTAAAGGCGGCGGATTTTGAATCCGCTGCGTCTACCAATTCCGCCATACCGGCAATGCGTGCGTAGTATACGTAAATTTC